GACTGTACTGTGCCAAGAATAGTAGCCAGACGTACCTTACGTTCTAGGTCATCAATAGTATCTGTAGCACGTACAACAACTTCTGTTAAGTTACAGAATTGGTACGGGCGCAAGCTGATTTCAGAACAGGGATTGCAACCAAACTCATGGTTAGGATCACGGCGTCCATGCTTGACTGCTAGATCAATACAAGCTTGACGGTTAAACACTCCACGCTCACCTGATTTAGAAGCTACAAGGGCTGTCCACTCACGCATGAATGTCTCCATGTCAGGCTTCTCTGTGTACCCTACGCTGTTGTTAGCTAAGGCTCTCCACGGGGCTGTTTCCCACCACTGGCCTGACTTAGCGTGTCGCATACGGTCATCACTCAAGTTAGACAAACTAATCATAGCACTACGGCGTACACCACCAACTACAACAATCTGACCAATGAAGCACATAAGATCATGGCACTCAATGCTAGATAGCTTGCGTCCTTGTGCAGCCTTGAAGGTTGTGATAGCAAAGTTAAACAATTCAACTAGAGGCGCTGGGCCACTTGCTCTACCACCAAACGTCTTGAGCCTAGCACCTGCAGGGCGCACCAAACCAATATCCCACTGAGGGATCTCACCAGCCCAAAGGAGTGCCAGCAATTGTCTGAAAGCTTTAGCCCAACCTTCCTTACTGTCCTTGACAACGATTGTAGTCTCACTATCGAAGAGTTGAGGTATTTCAGGGAGCTTGCTAACGTACTGCCTCTCAACACTGAAACCGACACCCGTACCACACAAGAGGATGTACATAGCCTCATCGAAGGACTTAGGGTCATCTACGGGTAAATAGCTGCAGTTATAGCCAGCAGTGTTGTCTCTATCTAAAGCTGGTCCAGCAGTCATTAGCGCTCGCATAGAGGGCATGATGTCTGTGTTAAGTATAGCAGACTCAATCTCTCTACAAATCTTAGGGTCTAGCAGTGAATTAACTACATTGATCATGTAGCGCTCTACTGTGTCTGTCCAAAACTCACGCCCGTAACCGTCATAGTATTTGGCATAACGTGATTTGTGAATAAATGTCTGGTAGTCTGTTGGTAGTAGGTTGCTCATCTATTGTCTCCTGAACCCTTTAGTTTTCCGCGCTGTTCTCTGTCATCCAGCTTTGCCATATTCATTTCCATAGTCTTCTTTAAGTTACCGCCAAAGATGTTTGATAATGCAACAACGTAGAACAGCACATCCCCCAACTCTTTCAGTACATCTTCATCACTAAACTTACCTTTGTCACGAAATAACTTCTTTATCTTTTCCGCAACCTCTCCTGATTCTCCTACAAGACCCAAAGTGTTTTCTACTAATCGTTCTCGCCCCTTAGTAAAAACTTTATCTTCTACAAACTGGCTATAGAAACGTAGTGGATCATTATCCCAATCAGGGCTGTTCTGAAACATGTCAAAGTAACCAAATGCTTCTAAGTCTGTCTCATTAATCATTGCCGCTCCTTAACTATTAAATTTCGTATTTTTACATCATCAACATCATACATAACATTTGTTATTAGGTCATAAACATCTTCCTGATGGTGCTCATCAGATGATGATAGAATGTTGTTTTCTTCCTCTACGTTTAACATAAACATAACACTAAATGTCTTGGTGTTCATTTGTGATTCTCTTTGTAGTTATCTATTAGCCAACCTAAGTATACCTGCGCCTTCTCTAAGTCTTCCAGACCATTCTTATACTCGTGACGCCAAACGTATTTCAATACATTACCAGCCATGTACGCACTTGTACCATCCATCTTACATGTCATAGCACGTATAGCTTCTATACACTCTATCCCAGCTTGATTGTAGTGTACTGGTTTATTTACAGGATCTACCATTAAGCACTTCCTTGTGTTTTAGTGAACGCATTAAGTGTATATACGTTACCTTTCTTGCTGTAAACCTCTTCTTTTTCTGCATCTGATAACTCTTTTTCAGCAGCAGCATATTGCTCAGGAAATATATCTTTTAGCATTTCCTGTTTATATTCGACAAGCTCTTCCTCAAACTCAGGGTAATCTGCTAGAAAGGTTAAAGACGCTGCCATAGAAAGAGCAGCCTCAAAAGCTGCATGTGCTGCGGGCATAGGCGCATCTATGACCTCACCAAAGGCTAAACCTGTAGCTAACTCAAGCGTCCAATTACCATCTTCATCCATCACAGGTTTTATAATAACAGCAACTTCATCATCTTTTACTTTGTAAGACATCACTTCTTCCTTTGTGTTTTTAGTGACACTCTTTCGAGCTTACACCGTCTACCTTTTTCTTTTAGCCACTCTACAGGTATTAACCTATGTGACCACAGAAATCCATTTTTATCGCACCAGTTATAATAGCGAGATTTGGCACCTTTATATAGCTTGGCATTAGCGTTACTAAATACAAAGCGTATGTCTAACTCTGGATGTTGCTCCTTTATTGCTAGATGCTTACGTCTATCTTCGTTGTCAAAGATACCTTTAGTTTCAATAAAGATACCGTTGTCTAATTCAAAGTCAGGTGTGTATGTACGATAGCGTAGGTCTTCCCATTCTATCTTTATCTTTTCATACAACACCTTCTTTTGATTTAACTTTAGAAATGCAGCAGCCTCTCTTTCAAGGCCACTACGATAAGTCTTACGTTGATGTTTCGGTTTCATCTGACTCTTCTTGCTCTGTAATTTCAACAATCATGCCACCTAACATGTTACAACGAGCATTTAGTACTTTAATTAAGTAATCCATACGTTGAATTTCTGATTGAGCTAGGATGATTTCTCGGTGCATATCGTTCTGCTCTTCGTTGAAGTCATCAGTGTAGTAGTCTTTATCATTAATAGTCAATTTAGCCATGTCTTTAATCCTTTACTCTACATAGTCTACCATTTTTGGATTCTTAGCTTTTGATGCCCTAGCAGGTTCTGTACTTAGGTTAGGCCAGCACTTATGTTTAAAAGCGCAAAAACCACACTCAGTACCTAGCTTCTTAAAGCCTGTCTTCTTCTTGTAAAACGTTTCTTCGATTGGCTCAAAGCAACGCTCGAAAGGCTGGTCCTGATCAATGTAATCAACCGTATCCTGGATATCATCTAGCACAGATTGTTTGTCTACCTCAGAGGCTGAGACATACTTAAACTCACCATTAGCTTTATTGATAACCCACCAGCCGCCAACACCCTTACCTGCACCCTCTGCGTACCCTACAAGCTGTGGAATGTAGCCAAAACTATCATCGCTCTCTAGTGCATCGAATGAGGCAAACTTGTTTTGGTATGACCAAGGAGAGGCAGACTTTACATCGTCAATCTTACCGTCCAACTCCATGTCATACTCACCATTTATCTCTTGACCGTGAGGTAGCTTTAGCGTGACTTTATCGTTGTCCTTAAAGTCTATACCAGCAGAACGCATGACGCCCTTAAACACAGCTTCAACAATGTCACCTAAGATCATATTCATCAAGAAGTGTGGTTGGAAAGGGGTCTTATCCTTTGGGTCATTCTTTTCATACCACAACTGACACTTAGGCTTACCAAGATTGGACATACGCATACGAAACTCGTCACGCGGCCCACTAGCAAACTGCTTTAGCATAGCAGCCTCAACATCAGAGGCGACTTTAGAAGCCACCTCTTTTGACATTGACGCCTCACCTGCCATAGCCTTCTGTAAGTAAGAGAAGATTGCTAATTCAGCAGGGTGTTCCATCACTCTTCCACTTCTACGATTGAAGCTACAATCTCTTTGTCGGCGTGTGACAGACCATCAGAGCTACGCTCTTCATGTTTATCTAAGAGTGAGCCGTTGATGTATTCAATGAAGTCTAGAAAGTTACCCAGTACATCATTGTCATCATCAGATAGCTCAACCTTATCACCGATTGCTGCAGTAACATAACCAAAGGTAGCACCCGTAGGGATCTTACCTACAGCAGGAGATAACTTGATAGTGGACATAGGCGGTAGCAGATTCTTCTTGTTGATCTGTGCCAGTACACCATCTAGTGCTTTAAGGGAGTCGCGGTTCTTAACGTCAAACACAAAAGGGATGTCCGTGAAATTACCGTCTACTTTTTCACCCATAGCATCTGTAGGGCTATCTAGTGTTACCAAGCCAAAGAATACTTTAACTCGCTTTACGCTACGAATGAGAGACTTTGTTGCTTCTGGAAGTGCATTGAAGTCTTCGATATAACCTGATGGCCTACCTAAGTTATAGCCACCTAAGTTATCTTTGAGATCCTTGTTAAGGCTGTTAGCCAAAACGCTTTTCTCCATTTCAGTAGTGTCACCATTCCAGCGTTGCCACTGTTGACGTACAGCAAAGATACGCACAGTAACTGTTTTACTGTAGACTACATCATCACCTGTAGTTAGTTTGTACGCTCCTTTTGGTACGGTTGGTTTCATAAATGTTTCGCCATCCATAGATACCTCTTTCTCTAGGATCTCTTGGTTGACGTTAAGCCGTGATACGCTAGGCGTTGCGCTCTGTGGTGTGCTATTAGACACGCCCATAAGCTCTGCCATTGATTGTCCACGGTCTAGTGCTACTGCTAATTCTTGGCTCATATCGTTTCCTTTCGATGAGCGTTTCAGGAAATTGTAGTTATACATTATACGTCTTTTGTGTCAAGCCAATTTGGGCCTATTTTTGCCTCTAATAATAATGGTACATTCATACGTACTTTGTATACATCTTCTATCAGATCTACAAGATTGTCATTAAGATCTGCAACTATTTGTAATACCTCTTCTTCTTCATCTGGATGTATGTCAGCCACCGCTGAATCATGTACTGTGTTGATCAGTACAGATTTTAGTGGCTTCAATCTTTTGTGAAACTCATTAAGTACAGCAGGGGTAACATCACCTGTAGCAAAGCCCTGCACAGGATAATTCTTTATCATAGTAAAGTGTGTGACACTACCATTAGCTCTGCGCTCAATGTCAGGGAAAGCATACTGCCTACCACTGATGTTGGTAATCTTATTGAAGCGCATTGCTTCGTCAGCTAAGTTTTGTTGCCACTGTGCTATGCCTTTGTACTTATCATTGAAGTGCTCGTAGTAAGCCTTCTCAGCGTTGCTACGCCCATAACCAGTAGCGCCAAAGAGCGGGGCAAACGTATGCTCCTTTGCTGCCTGTCTAGCTGTAGGTTGCCCTGCATCAGAGATAACCTTTGCAGTGTAAGCATGTACGTCAAAGCCTGTTTCAACCTCTCTCATTGCAACCTCATCTTGAGCTAAGAACGCAGCCGCTCTAAATTCAAGCTGGGCAAAGTCTGCCTCTAAAATTTTACCGCCTTGCCAACGTGACACAAATACTTTCTTAACAGGGAATGTACCACCGCGAGGCATGTTTTGCATGTTAGGATTCTTACTACTGAACCTACCTGTAGCCGTTATGTGCTGACTAAGAGTTGCGTGAAGGTATCCATTAGACTTAGTATGCACAGATATGCCGCTAACAAAGCTAGAAAGGTAGCTAGTGATAGCATTAAGGCGCTTAACATCCAGAATAAAGCTTGCCGCAGATTCCATGTTATTGTTCCTAGCCGTTGCCACCAGCGCATCTAAGTTATCCTTTCCTGTACCAAAGCCACTATGTGCTATCCACTTCTTGTTTGGTGCACTAAAGCCCAGACCAGCCATTTGCTTAGACTCTTTTAAGCCGTAGCCTCTTGAGTCACAGGTAGTGCACTTGTTGGGCCTAGCGTAACGTGTACCATCTTTCTTTGTCTTGTATGTATGCCCAGCCCCGTTACATGTAGGGCACGTAAAAGCGGTTGTCTTAAACAGCATTTTAGAGTTGGCGTTGACTGCAGC